AGATGACGTGATGGACCAAATCATCCGGGCCGCTGCTGCGTGCCTGCCGGGCGCGGTAGCTGAGCACCCCTTCGAGGCGTGTGCTGCGTCCCAGCAACACCCCGCACGCGCGATCGATGCCGCGGCAAACAGCCGTGCAGTGCCGGCCGTCACCCTCGTGCTGCCCTACCCGATCTCGGCCAATCGGTACTGGACGTCCTTCCGCATCGGTGATCGCCAGATGCTGGCACCGTCGAAGGAAGCCAAGGCCTACAAGCGCCATGTCGGCGATATCGCGCTGGCGGCCGGTGTGCGCAAGCCGCTGTTGGGCCGCGTCCAGATCGACATCTGCCTCTACCCCGAGCGCCCCCAGGACTGGAAGCGGCGCGCCGCCAAGGATCCGCTTGGGTGGGATGACACGGTGCGATGCCTTGACCTGGATAACGCCAGGAAGGTGCTCTACGACTCGCTCACGGGCGTGGTCATCGAAGACGACAAGTGGGTGCGCCGCGATAGTGGCGAGCGCATGGAACCCGACGAGCACGGCGCGCGCGTGGTCGTGGTCGTCACGTCGCTGGTCAGCAACAACCCCCAGAAGGATCTGCTATGAAAGGCCAATCCATCATCAACCCCACCGCCCCGCGTCGTCCCCACCGGAACAACAGCAACCACGGGCGGCTCCAGTCGGGCGCCATCCGCGCCGAGACGATCAAGCGGCTCAAGCTGGCCGGCGTGAAGATCCCGGTCAACGCCACGACCGTGCGTCTGGTGCAGCTCGTGTCCGAGCACACCGGCGAGCCGGCCGAGGGGCGGGACTGGGAATACCTCGTGCGGTTCACGTGCTCGCCGGTGGATGGGGCGACGCCCGGGCGGCTGGTCGATCTCATGAACGCGCCTCCCTTGCGCACCTCGATGGCGATGCGCTTGGCGCTGGAGCGTGCCAAGGCCGTGTACGAGCTCGGCCAGCGGCCCGCATGACGGTCACCCAGCGCAGCTACCTGGAGCGCGTGCCGCGCCGGCTGCATGAGCGCCTGGAGAACTGGGGGGCGTTCTACCGCACTACGCGCCGACCCGGCATCAGCGTCACCGGTGAGATCTGCGAAGCCATGGCGGCTGGCGCCGGTCAGGTCGGGTACCGTGAGAACAAGCCACGCCGCGAGATCGACGAAGCTGATGCCCAGCGCATCGAGTGGTGCTTCGCCAAGGCTGACTATCGCGTCGACCTCAAGCAGCGCGGCATGTTGCGCGCTTACTACTGCGACCAGGCCGATCCGCGCCTCGTGTGCCGCGTGCTGCAAATCCGGTACCGTTCCTGGGAAGACGAGCTATTGCGCGCCGCCGAAGCGTTCGGCGTGGCCGTTGCGCTGCTGGAAAGTGCCGCCTACAATCGCGGGCAAGACAACCTGACCACCGTCCACGACGAGTAGAAGCCTCACGGCGGTCAGCGCGCGCCCAAACGGATGCGCGGACGTGGGAAACGAAGCCCTGTAGCGAGAGATCGCCGCGGGGCTTTTTCGTTTCCGCGCCATGTCCACCACGCATCTCCTCGCCGCCGCCAACTCACGCAAACGCAACGCGGAAGATACGCCCGCTGACGGCGCAAAGCTGTCGCTGGATGCCCCCGACGCACTGGACGCGGTATGCCTGCGCATCGAGGGCGGTGACACGCTCACCGAGATCGCCAAGGACTACGGCATCCATAAATCCATGCTCTCACGCTGGATGCGCACAACCGACGAGCGGCGCCAACGCTACGACGACGCCCGCAGGCTGTCCGCCGAGGCGCTTTCCGAGGAAGCCGCCGAGAACATCGCCAGCGCGCGCACCAAGCTCGAGGCCCAGAAGGCCCGTGACCTGGCGCATCACCTGCGCTGGATGGCCAAGATGCGCGACCCGGCCAGGTTTGCAGACCGTGTCGCAGTCACCGGTGAAGGCGGAGGCCCCGTTGCCCACAGTCTTACGGTGTCGTTCAAGTAGCCATGGACGTCCAGTTCCCCTCCGCGCTGCGCTGCCTCTTCCAGCCTAGCCGGTACAAGTTCGTCCGGGGCGGGCGCGGCGGCGGCAAATCGTGGTCCATCGCCCGCGCCCTGCTTGTCAAGGCCGCGGGAGAGCCGCTACGGATCCTCTGCACCCGTGAGGTGCAGAAGTCGATCAAGCAGTCGGTCCACCAGCTGCTGCGCGACCAGATCGCGGCCCTGGGGCTCGAGTCGTTCTACGAAATCACCGACCATGCCATACGCGGGGCCAACGGCTCGCTGGTTCTGTTCTCGGGCCTGTCGGAACTCACCGCAGATAGCATCAAGTCCTTCGAGGGCGTGGATATCGTCTGGATCGAGGAAGCGCACACGATCACCTCGCGCAGCCTAAGCATCCTGATCCCGACCATCCGCCGCGAGGGATCCGAGATTTGGGCCTCGTTTAACCCCGAGCTCGACACCGACCCGATCTATGTCATGGCGGTCAAGAATCCGCCGCCGGACTCCATCAGCGTCGAAGTCAACTACGACGGCAATCCCTGGTTCCCCGAGGTGCTGGAGCGTGAGCGCCAGCATGCCAAGAACACCATGGAGGCAGCCGAATACTCCCACATCTGGGAAGGCAAATGCCGCCCAGCGGTGGCCGGCGCCATCTATGCCAACGAGATCGCCCAGGTCGAGGCCTCCGGCCGCATCTGTCGCCTGCAATACGACCCGCTGCTGCGCGTGCACACGGTCTGGGATCTGGGGTTCAACGATGCCATGGCCATCGGCTTGGTGCAGCGTCTGGCCAGCGAGATCCGCATCATCGACTACATCGAGGACGAGCAGCGCGTGATCACGGATTACGTGCGCGAGCTGCAAGCCAAACCCTGGAACTGGGGAACCGACTGGCTGCCGCACGACGGCTTCGCCAAGCGCCACCAGACTGGCAAGTCTGATGCGGACGTGCTACGCGCCATGCAACGCAGCGTCGAGCAGGTGCCGTCCAGCGAGGTCGAGGCCGGCATTCGCCACGCCCGCATTGTGTTCCCGCGCATTTATTTCAACTCCGAGAGCGCAGGCGTGCAGCGCTTGGTGCAGCACCTGAAGCGCTACCGACGGCACATCAACCGCACGACTGCTGTAGCTGGCGCGCCCATGCATGACGAGCACAGCCATGGTGCCGACATGCTGCGCTACCTGGCTCAGGTGGCCGACAGCCTCACCAATGACGCGCCACATCTTCCAGATCCCATTCCGGTTACTGAGCCGGACGAAGACGGACTCTACTTCTGATGGACATCACTGCATACAGCGATCCACTCGCCTCCTGGGTTGCCGGGCGCCTGTCCGACTGGGAAAAGGCGCGCACGCCACAGCAAGAGAGATTGCTCGAATGCTACAAGGACGTCATGCGCATCCCGCGCGACGACGACACCATTGGCACCGGTACCGCGCGCTCGCGCAAAGCCAAGTCCCTTTTCATCGGTTCGACTCGCGGGAAGGTTCGCGCTGCCCGGGCCAAGCTCAATGACGCGCTCTTCGGCTCTGGTCAGATGCCGTTTGACACGTCCCCGACGAACGAGGATCTCGCCCCGTTTGCCGACGCCCTTGAGGACATCATCACCGAGCAGCTGCGCCGGGGAGGCTTCAAACGCCAGCTCCAGACTGGCGTCAACTCGCTGGCAATGTACGGCACCGGCTTCGCCTTCGGTCCCTTCGTGAAGAAGGACTCCATCACCGAGACCACCGTCAATTCGCCGATGGGTTTCCCAGTACTAGAGGAGACGAAGTTCGAGTTCGATGTGCCGCACTTCGAGATCGCCAATACGCTCGACGTCTACCCCGATCCCGATGCCCGCGACTCCAAGGACGGCGGCGGCATCTTCTGGGTGTCCTATTCCAGCCCGCACACCGTGGCGCGCTGGCGCCGCGACCCCTCGTATTCGAACATCGATGAGGCGCTCGTCTGCGTCGATACGACGCCCGATGCCAGCGGCTCTGACCTGGCCCACCAGTTCCGCGCCAACATCCAGACCTGGGTCCAGGGCGGCCGCATCAAAGTGGCTCGCTTCTTCGGCCTGGTGCCTCGCCGATACGTCGAGGAACAGCCGGAGGCGGACGCGACGCTGGCCGGCTCTGCGGCCGATGCTCAGTACGCCGAATCCAGTGGCACTCAAGTGAACGATACCGGCGACCTCGGCGATTACGTCGAGGCCATCGTCATCATGGCCGGCGGTGTCGTGGTCAAGAAGTCGATCAGCCCCTACGACCGCCGCCCGTCCGAGCGATGCCTGTACGAGGCCGTCGAGCACGAGATGTGGGG